CCCACCACCGTCAGTGGGACATGATGAACCAGTAGAACCACCACTAATACTGTTTATATTTCCAGTAAACATTCCGGTGCCAGCACCACCATTAGTAGCATTTCTATTCCAAGAAGCACCACCGCCACCGCCACCTCCTCCGGCTATAGCAACATATCCATTTTTAACGGAATCATATACAGCAGTAGCGCCGCCACCGCCTCCTCCTCCACCAGAGCATCCTTGGGGACCACTTCTGCCACCAAATCCACCGGTAGCTACATTAGAACTTCCTCTTGATCCTGCTCCACTATTTGCTACACAACCAAAACCAGATCCACCTATAAAACCTATCCTTAATGTAAATGTCCTTGCCGTATAATCATTAAATGTCAAAAGTGCTCTTCTACCAGAACCTCCAGATCCAGCACTACCATTAGCATCTGTACCACCCTTGCCACCACTAGCAGCTGCTATATCTGCGGTAACATTAATAGCATAAGATGGAATAATAACAGTAGCATCTGATGTATATGTTGTATTTGAATCAGTTGCTGGACCAGGAGGAGGGGTAACATTTATCGCAACACATTGAGTATCACTAATTCCTCCAGGTCCACTAGCAATAGCACAATATTGTGTAGAATTTGTAGGAGAAACTGTTGCTGTTCCATTTATTGAATTGTTAGTAATTCCCGGAGTTCCTGAAGTCCAATTAACAACATTTGCATCTCCAGTTGTATTCCAATTTATGTTAACACTTTGACCCGATACTATAGACGATGCATTAGCAGTTACTACAATTTGTGGTTTGACAGGAACAGTAATTGTTCTACTAGCAGTCGAAGTTCCTGTAGAATTTGTTGCTGTAAAAGTATAAGTTGTCGTAGTTGTAGGACTTACTGCTACACTACCAAGATTACCAGGGTTAGTAACACCGGTCATCGTGGTGTTTGTTATATCAAAACCAGACGCAGCCCAAGTTAAAATTACAGAATCACCAACAATAATTGTATCATCGGGATCATCTGAAGAAAGACTTACTGTCGGGGCAAGAATATTAACAACAATTGTTATAGTTGTTGTAGTTGTTCCAGAAGGATTAGTTGCTCTAAAAGTATAAGTTGTCGTAGTTGTAGGACTTACTGTTACACTACCGTTAAGTCCAGGATTAGCAACACCAGTCATTGTAGTGCTGCTAATAGCAACATTTGCAGTAGCAGACCAAGTAAGTATTACAGATTCTCCTCTCAAAATAGTATTATTAGCATCATTTGAGGTAAGAGATACTACTGGAAGATCATTTAGAACAGTAACTGTTACAGAAGTAGTAGAAGTTCCATATGGGTTAGTTGCCGTATACGTATAAGTTGTTGTTACTGTAGGAGCAGGAAAATATACACCACTATTTCCAACACTAGGAATAGGATTAGTTACAACTCCATTAGCAGTTGCAGTAAAAGTATTGGAAGTTATACCCTCGCCAGTGGCAGAGTATGTAAGCCTCAGACTTTGACCTTTGTAAATGCTAGTAATATTATTTGGTGGGGTGCTATAATCAGTTGCAGTTAGACTTACTGTTGGTGGTACTGGAGGAATATATCCAGTCCAATCCATTGCTACACCATATGGACCACCATTATTAACATGTTCAATCCGTATAGTATGTTCACCAGCACTAATAATGTCTGCTGTGGTTAAAGAAGTATTGGCGTTATAAGTGTTAAGTGAAAATTGCAATACATTGTCAATGTATACGTCAGCATCATCATCTACAGCTGTATTAAATATTTGTCTTCCAGTATTGTTAAAATCAACTTTCCATTCAATTGATCTAGTAACGGTAGTGCCTTCAGGTTCATAACCACCTACGTTAGTATTAGTTAAAAAAGTAGTCCACTGGTTATTTGGATCAGATCCCTGAGATCCTATAATATTATCAATTTGGGGAGATCTAGTGGTCCAATCAAAATCTTCTGTGACAATTTGATCCTCATATGAAATTGTAACAAAAGAACTATTAGAACTAGAAGTTTCAAGAGTAGAAGCACTGTTATGATATGAAGGATTGTACAACCCAGCACCACCAGCACCACCAAATCCACTACCATCATTACCACTGACGTAGGCATATCCAGGAGCAAACAATCCTGTAGTGCCACCAGGAAATCCCCCACCAGCGCCTCCACCGCCGCCATTCCAAGCGCCACCAGAATTCTGTCCAGCAGCACCATTAGATCCGCCACTAGTGTTAATATCAGAAGATGTCTGACCATTGTCAGCAGCGCCATTGGTACTAAAACAAATACACGCTCCTCCACCGCCTCCACCAGCACCAGCTAATACAGTACCACCAATACGAATAGCAGTAGCGCCACCTCCACCGCCGCCGCCACCAGCATTCCATCCATTACTACTATCCGAGGAATTATTATTACCACCACGTCCACCATTCCAATATCCACCAGCACCATTTCCACCAGTATCTCTATTTCCACCAACTCCCGATCCATTGCCACCCATCGTTAATGTGAGTGTTGAACCAGCAACGCCAGTTAAAGTTCCAGATATTTTTTGTCCTCTAGCACCAGCACCACCAGAAGATCGGTTAACACGAGTATTACATGGACCACCAACAGCACCTTTACCACCATGAATAATATATGTAACATTAGCAGCATCCGAAGGAATAGCATATGTAGTGCTAGATGTAAACGTTTGAGTGGTTGCCATTTTAGATCTGCCTTACTTTTGTCCAATCATTATCTTGATTGAGATCAACTTGAATAGGATAATTTGATTTAATCTCTACTTTAATATCAATATCATCAATTAAAATCAAATCAGATAAAACTTCCACCGCTGGTGAGACAACTGGTGTTTGATCTTTTAACAAATCCTCGCTATCAGGAATATTTAGATTATCTGGAGTATCATCAATAATAATTGGAATAGTAACTACTTCTTCTTGGAAGTTGCCTAATTTACCTGTTGCTCTAATTACGTATGTAACACTTAGTGGTCCCCTATCATTATAAGGTATTGTTGTAGTATATGCTGTAGTAGATTGAGTTCCACCAATTTCAGCACTGTCATTAACAGGCAAATTAACTACAGAACCCGTAGATGATCCAACAAAATCATAATTATATGTTGGTGTTATTTTTATAGAATCTGTAGCATATTTTGTGGTAACATCAATAGTTCCCTGGTTATTATATACTAAATTGGTTGGAGAATCTACAGATAATTGTACTGGTTGATAAACAACAACAGTTACACTACCGGTATCTGTTCCACCAACACCAGAAACTCGACCCGTATATATTGTAGTATCTGATGGAGTTACATTTGAATTGCTATTCAAATTTCCATTAGTAAGACCACCAGATAACCAAGTTAAAGTAGGAGTCCAATTTAATCCACCACCATCGCCACTAACAGTCCAAGAAATATTGGCAGTGCTGCCAAGCATCATTTCCGTTTTATTAGTAGAAATACTAAAAATAGGAGGAATGTAAACCGTTAAAGTTTTTGTGACTGACTTATTTGTAATATTATAATAAGTTGCAGACAAAGTACGACTAATAGTATTATTAGGACTATAGTTCAAACTACCAGATGCTCCAACATTACCTTGACCAGTTAAAGTTCTGGATGTAGAATTACTAACTGACCAAGATAATGTAGATGTTTGTCCTCTCTTAATAGCAGTAGGATTGAAATTTAAAGTAACACTTGGCGTTGGATATACACAAGTTCCATTATCAACATCTGCGTTTGGATTATAGTTTGTAGCACGAGAGTCTGTACATCCAGGAACAGGCGGGGGTGGAATATATCCAACCCAATCTATAGCAATACCCCAAGGTCCACCACCACTGTTAATAGATGTAGCACTAAGAGTATATGTACCCGGACCATAGTAATTTGCGGTAGTGACTAAACTTTGTCCCCCAAATCCACCCATTCCCATTTCATAGTTGCCATTAATATAAATCGCCCCACTATCATCCACATTAGCATAGAATCGTTGTCTGCCATAATTTGCAAAAGTAATAGTCCAAGAATATGTTCTATTGATGCCCCCACCAGAACCACCAGGATCCCTGCCCCCAATATTATAAGTGTTCATGAAATTAGACCAATTAGGCTCATAAAATGTGCCGTTAAATCCTTGGTTATTAGGAGATCTACTTGTAAAACTAGAATCTTGGGTCATTTTTAGAACTTAATAATATATTCTACAAGAATAAATGGTGTAACCAACTGATCTAATTTTTCGTCATTACTAACATCAATGTCAACCCTAGCAAGTACTCCAGACATATCAATATCTTTTTGTGGATATGAATAAGTAAAATTACTAGTATATGCTATTGGTTTTTCAACTCTGTGGTCATGAATAGATTCTCTACCAGATTCAAAAGTAAAATCAGTTTGATTACCAGCACCACTATTTGCTAATCTTAGCGCATTATCTTTACCACCTTCTCCACCTACTTGATGACTAGTACTATAGTTTAAATATGTTTGATTTGCCCGATGAAGATGTCCCTGAAAATTTTCAATATTTAATTCAGTTTCAGAAGTATTTCGGTCTAATTTATATCTAGGATTGCCCAACATATTGAGTGTCCCACTGGCAGTAACACGAGCAGATCCTATATAATTCGCGCTAATTTGACTGCCAAAATTACTGATAACTTCAATTTGTGGTCCAACTCTATTTGTTGTAGCAGCATTTAAATCTTCCCTGTCTACAAAATCATTATTATATGCTCCAGTTCCTCTACCACCAATAATTACCTTAGATCCCAAATCAGGCAATTGAAACTGCCCCAAATCATTAATAGAAGGATCAGCGTTTCTAACCTGTGAAATTTCTCTTTTAAATCTACACTGATCTCCAACACCAACGACTCTAGATAATGCCAAAAAATCTTTTGCCAATAAAACAGATCCATCACACTTCAAATACCCCGCTGGAATATTTTCTTTAAATTGGGCAGTAGTGGGGTCGTTAGATGAAGAAATTGCTGGAGTAGTATGCACTAATATACTACCAACACATCCTCCATATTTTGATCTTTCGTATGTGTAATTTGCCATTTTAGTATGCTCGGATGATGTATATACATGTCATAGACGGTTGACTAGTGTTCATACTAATCTGTAGTGCTGCAACATTTGAAGCATTATCTAGATTGGTGGTAGCGGGAATATTGACATCAGCAACCAATGTAGATTGTGGTTTTAAACTATTTTGATCGTATAGAACTGTAATTGGTTCATGATCATGAGCATCAACATTTGCTTGTGCGCCACCACCAGTATCAGTAATAAAACTAGATCCAGGATTACTTAGTAATGTGCCATAGTTTCCAGCAGCTGGCGTATCTTCGTAATAATTAGTAAATCCTGCAGGAATATTAGTATTACCACCACCAGACGCAAAAGGAACCGAATTAGCTCCATTGCCGCCCAAAACAGGATAATCATAATTAATAGCTTGAGCAAGAGAAGTTTGAGTAACTCTTTGTGGTGATAAGTTAATAGGTGGATTTTCACCACTAACTCTCATAACAGTTCTTCCTGGGTCTCCACTACCAAATCCACTAAAATTACCAAAAGATCCCCAGTTGCCCCCTCCAGCTAACTCAACATTACCTTTTTTAAATCCTTCGTGTCCAAGTCGAACAGAGTCAACAACACCATCATCAAATCTACTACCAAAAAATGATGGCGCTTCATCAATAGCAGCATAATTAAATGTTGCCGTTATATTATCATAAGGTACAACACCTAATCCAGGTCTTTGATTTGTTTGTGTTCCAGCACTACCAAGACCACCAGTTACAGTTTCATAAATTCCACTATGACCATGTGCTCTGACGTGAGTATGTCCTAATTTTCTACCACCAATAAATATAGATTTTTCCCCTTCACCATCTATAATATTGTTACCTCTAACATTTCCAGAATATCCAGTTCTCTCATTTAATGTGAAAATTACATCAGTATATACATTATTCCAAGCAGCATTCACTCCATTATCAGTATTTTGTCCAATATATGGAGAAATTAAATTACCAGCATCAGGATCATTATCTCTGTCAGCAGTTAATGATCCAAAATAAGATTGTTCAATGTCCATCAACATTTTACCACCAACTAAATTAGGTAGTGTAAAATTACCAGTATATCCTGGAAATCCTCCTCCTAAATTAGTCGTTCCAGAATTATAAGTATCCCCAATTGCTTGCACAAGTAAAGGATACTCATTTGCTGGTGGTTGAGTTCCATCACAAATAATCCAACCTTTTGGTATATTACTGACAGGTCCAGACCATGGCATGATGGTGCCAATAACGGCACCTTTCATGGTTCTTGTTTCTTGATAGAAAGGCATTTTCTTATACGTCCATTAAGTACCAACCCGCAAGGGATGAAGGCACACCAGGTTGACCACCAGGCGCAGATATTCCAGCATAAACTAATCCAAACGAAGCATTAGGTGTTTGAACAACTAATTCACCACCGCCCCATCCAGCAAACTCAATCGATTGAACACCTGACGTTAGTGACTGTCCAGTATTCGATATTTCACCTTGAACTTTGGTATTGTCATATGCTCTAACAATCATCGTCTGATTATATGTGAGACTACCACTTATATCTATAATACGAACCATATCACCCATTTGAGGATCGGGAGGTAATCTCAAAAGAGTATTACCAGTGCAATTAACAAAGTAATTAACATTAGCGTCTAAAGTCTCTGCAGTATCACCAATATACACCCACTTACGACCACCAGTATCAGTGATATAATTTTCAATTTTGGCAATTTTTAATGATCCGTTATCAGAAACTTGGAAGATGCTATCACCATCCGTATTTGTAATTTCAAACTTAGAATCAAGTGCCGTTCTACCAATCCCTTCCTGGAACTCAAGGTTGATTCCACCATCGATGTCAAGTGATCCACCAAATGTAGATACTCCCGTTCCTAAAGCAGAGAAAGAACCATATACAGCGAAGTCTCCAGAAGAGTTATCAAATGTCAAGCGTGGAGTAGTGCCATCAGTTCCAAAGAAGTTCATGTCACCACCGTTGATCGTTAGATCTCCAGTTGCGGTATCAACTTCTAAAGTTGTTCTAGCAGGAACACCACCAGCACCACCATCAGTAATGGTAAAGAACTGCTGATTTACAATCGTAGAACCATTAATCGTTAGTGTATTTTCTGTAGTTAGAGTTCCGGCAACAGTAGTGTCCCCAGTAACACTATCAATAGTAAACTTACTAAATCCAACACCAACTCCAACATCACCTAGAATGATAGTATCTCCAGTTGTAGATTCTACTCTGAATACATCAACCGCAGGATCTCCACCATCATTAACAATTAGAGATTGTGGTGAAGTTGAAACCAAACTTTCAATAGCAACAAATTCAGACTTCGACAATCGGATAAGATCAGCAGTAGTTAAAGTACCACCAAATTCAGCAATACCAATTCTTACATTGCCAGTTCCATTTCCAATACCGGATAATGGTTCGTCTAGTTGACCATCATTGTTAAGGTCAGAACCAGTAATGTAAGAAGCATTTGATTGCTTATCAAGTTTAGCAAGTAAACAACCATCAGGATGATTGGTGCCGAGATTTGTTCCTTCTTGTCCTCTGCTAACAATTAATCTGTAACCGTTTATATCAGATGGGTTAGCAACGTTAGCGATACCAACAATACGAACAATTTCACTTTGAGATTCATCTCTCAATCCAGTTACGATATTTGCTCCACTACCAACACTATCAGGAGAGAAAGAACTTCCTCTATCAACTAAGATTAAATCTCCAACCTTGAAATCAGTAATAGAAGGAGTGGTAATTGGTAGATAGTAGTTATTACCAACAGAGTTAACTCCATTTACTTGGAACGTAAGGTCTCCACCGCCACCGCCACCTAACTGAGAATCAGTAATGGTGATTGTTTCATCGTTAGCATATCCTTCACCAGGACTTTCAATTGTAATATCAATAGTGAAATCAAATCGAACAAGAACTGTAAAGTTTGCTCCGATACCAGCACCATCAGAAGTGCCCTCAAGGAAGTTATAAGTTCCAGGTGTTCTACTTGTCGATCCGTTATTAACAATGTTGTCAATAGCAGCAATTTGACCCCCAGAAACTAAGAACGTGTTTGATCCCCAAGAAGAAACACCCGCAGTATCAATGTATCGTCCGGTAGTCTGATATTTGTAGAAGTCAATGTTTGGATTATCAACTCCACCAACTTGGTGTCCAACAATATTAGTTCCAAATCTACCTCTTACAACTTCAATAATACCAGCGTTTAAACCACCGTCCAATCTGATATTACCTTCAACGATTGCAGAAGCAAGAACATTCAATGTGTTTCTAATAGTGGTTGTTCCACCAGTAGAACCTAAAGTAAATGTAGTTGCGTTGGTAGCAAGATTAACTGTATTGGTTTGATCTCCATCAAAAAGGTTAGCAACTCTTGTTTGCGTAAACAATCTAGAACTGCTAGTTCCAGCACCATATCCAGTACCAATCTCAAGATTACCAGCAAGTCCAGTGTAGAATGTTTCAATCTTAACGAAAGAAGATGTATCTGCCTGTGTTGCCCATGCTCCACCCAAAGTGATGTTACATGTAGATGCTACATCATTAGCAACAGTAGCAATATCTAATACTGCTGACTGAGTATTTCTAAGAACCTTAAGAGTTCCATTTGTAGCAGACTCACCAATAAGTGTATTAATATTACCAGAGGAATTAGCAATATTAATTGTCTGATTAGAACTAGTGTTATTCAACAGATTAAGAATCTGACCCTCACCAGCCCAATTTAGAATATTAGCATTTTGATTGACGAAGTTGAATGCATTGTTTGTAGTTGTAATATCACCATCATTAACTTCAAGATCACCAGTAATCTCTAGATTCTCGTGAATCCTAGCATCACCAACGACAACAAATGTCTTATCAAGACTCTTGTAAGGATTGATTGTATCGTTAACAGCAGTGTTAATACCGACTCTACCATTATTGGTAGTCATCACTCTGAATGTAGCATTATCACTAGGATTGTCACTATCACCACCAACTAAGAATGCATCGTCAACATTAGTTTCAGTCTTGATAATAGAAGACTCAGTTAAGTAAGAATTAATTTTCTTACCGCTGACGAATGTTGTTCCAACAATGTCTAAGTTAGCTCTTGGTAGGACTTGATCAGAACTAAATGCGTCTAAACAATCATCATGAGCAGATCTAGCAATAGTATTAATACCTAGTTTATAGTCACCAATTACTTCTGTATTCGCACGTAATACTTCACCGCCAACTACTCCATATTCCTTCCAGTTAGAATTAGAGAAGTCAACTGATGGTACTGGCACACCAGGGGCAACATCAGTAACACCACCAGTTCCTCTCCAGGAAAGAGTTGAGATATTAACGTTAGTATAAATCTGGAAGTGTACGTAATTATTTGTAGGACTAAATGCATCACCATTAGGACTAAAGATTGTCCAGGTAGAGTTAAGATTAGAATCAGAATAATTTCTAACTCTAATTTGAGATCCACTTGTAATTCCGATACCAGCATTAGTAACATCTACACCAAACTCATCTTTGAAAGTAAGTTTAACTAGATTTGTGCCATCAAATTCAATACTAAAGATATTGTTAGTGGGAATTTGTGCGAAGTAGTTTGCATAAACCCAACCTAAAGACCCAGTTCTTCCAACTTGCTTTCCTTTTAGAAGAATATCACCAGGTTTAGCAGCAACGCCGCTATAATCCACAAATTGAGAGGAAAGTAATCTACTACCACCAGACGCGATTGTAGCAGAGTTGTTTGGTGTGATATTAGAAGGAACACCAGAAGTGATATGAGTCTGAATTTGATACTTCTGACCCATTCCTCTTGCATTAAATCCAAATACAGCAGCATCAACTCTGTTCTTACTAATTCTAACATCACCAGAATTTGGTGGTTGGAAATTGGTTCTATCTAAAGTCTCATCTTGCTCGTCTAAAGTAACAGGATCTACACTAGATACGTTAGAACGAACAGTGAAAGAATCTCTTACTTCAGTTAGATCGTTATCCTGAACAGAAACGATTAGAGGAGACTGGAATACATTCTGCTGTGAACCATCACCACCAACAACTGTAATGTTCTGGTTGAAAGTTACAGGAGTATCGAATGATGTAACCAGATTACCGATATCCTCGTTATCATCCTCACTATCAGCAAGAACTGCTCTTTCTAAGAATGTCTCTTCACCGGTAATAGCATTAATCTTACGGTTACCAATGTAAAGATCACCGTTAGAGTTTAGACCTGTGTAGAAGACAATACCAGCGTCCTCTTTCTTACTTTGGGCGTAGAAGTCCTCAGTAGGTGATAAGACGATCTCCTGACGCGCAGGGAGACCAGTAGAGTAGTTTCCTGGACCGAATCCAAGATACTCAAACGTATGGTTACCAGCACGAGCAATAGAAGGTCTTCTAAGTTCAACATAGTAACGTTGATCAGAGACTACCGTGCTATCACCAGAAATCGCAATTCTACGATCTTCAGAACCAGAAGTTGCATTACCAGTTTGTGCTTGGAGTTGATTATTTCCAGTAGAATATGTGTTATTTACAAATGCTGGTTGTAATACAAGATCCTGAACTAGTTCTTTTGTTACAGAGTTTTTGTAGTCATTAGTCGTAACAAGACCATGAACATAGTTGTCAGCAGCAGAAATTGTAGCAGGAGGATCAAGCAACTGAGAAGCAAGATTAAGTTCTTGTGTTGATGTGCCTGCTTTCTGGAACCAAAGAGGATCGTTCTTATAGTTAAGAGGATACAAACCACTGACTGGTTGCGAGAAGTTAAACTTCTTGAAGTTTTCAGCAACACCAGCACCAGTTGGGAATGGTGAAATATTACCACGTAAGCAACTTAAGTAATAGATACCGTCTTGCTGACCAGCAATTCTACGCTGTAGAGTTTCGTAACTAAAGACATAGAATGTATCTTCGATAATTCCAGCATCTTCAACACTCTCAACATAGTATTCAATACCAGCGTCATCTTGAATGCGATCACCAGGAGTAATAGTATAAACGTTAGCGCCGTTTTGCTTGTAATAATACTGGGGATATTTTTTCGCGATTAGTGTTTTTAGAGGTAGCGATTTTCCAAAATCCTGATCATTAAGCATGTCAGCAAAAACACTACCCTGAGTGAATCTGGTATTAGTGTACTCTGAGTACTCTAATTTTCCGCCGCGAATATTTTTCAGAATTAGGTAATGTAGTCCACCAATTGTGTAATAGGCATGGATATTAGCAAGACCAGAAGAGTTTCCAGTCCATTCAATTTGATTGGCGGTAATGCTAGCAGTTTTATTAACTACAAATGATCCACCCTGAGGTGCATTAATCTGAACCGTAGTAAATGATTCGTTTCGTAGACCAGAGAAGTTGAGTGTATCGATACCATGATCAAATACAGTTAACTCAAGATAGTTAATTGTTGGATCTAACTGATCTTCTACATAACGACCAGACTGGATAGTTGCTTGGATACCAGAAGAGAACTTAGCAAAAGCACGATATTCAATACCTTGTCCTGTTTGATCTTTCGCATATGGATCATATGCGAAATCCGTATTTAATCCAGCAGTACTAAAATCAGAATCAGTAAATCCAATAAATTCAGCAGGTTGAACTGGATTCCTGAAACGAGCACCATATACAGTACCAGCAACAGGTTTTAGAAGAAGTTTTTGTGGTACTAACTTACGTGTGTCATCAGTTCTTGTCTTGATAACAAATCCGTTGATAGGATCTCTTGCGTTCTCAAGATACTTAGGAATAACATAACGTAGTTTATATGTTCTGTCATTTGCTTCACGCTCATCTTCTAGACGAGTGAACCACATATCTGTAGATCTTGGACGATCTGATAGATCTTGCTGCTTAATTCTCCAGAAAATATTTTCGTCTCTAATTGCCTGATCAATAGTAGATGATCCTTCATCCTTACAGTTAACGAACCACTTACCGGTAGTGACAAGACCATTACCAAATCCAGGATCATATTTTACAGGACTTCTGCGCTTGTTCGAGAAGATTCTAAATCCAGCACTCTGACCTGATGTAAATGTAATTGGGAATACATTATTAATAGCATCAGCATGAGTCTTGTGAATCGTAAAGACTCGATCATTCTGATAGCGAGCAAAGAATGACTTGTTGGGATTAATCTTACCAAAGTTAGCATCTGATACATCAGTTACTGCTACGTCGCTATCATTAGCATACGTTGTAGAAACATCTGGAAGAACTTCTCCATCAAATGCTCTAATGAATACCTCATGTGGTGTTACAGAAGAGAATGGAACGTCAAAGATATGCGATACTTCAGTTTCAATACCAGCGTTAACAGTATTAGTTAACTTAGCCTTGTATGTGTGTAGGTCATACTTCTCGTCAAGGACGAACTGATAGATATCAATTTCAACATTAGCATCGATAGACTCAGATTCAGAAGCATAGATGTAAATACCTGTTGCAGCATTCTCTCTAGAAGTTGCTAGCATCAGTTTAGTCTGATCACTACCGTTAAAGAATGTAGTGGTAGAATAATCTTCTGGTGATGTTCTTCTGCCAGGAGCAATTACATAGTAAGTTTTGTTAGTCTCAAAACCATTAGGTAGTCTGACGAGACGCTTATCTACTTCAACATATTTACCAGAAGCAACGTCAAAACGTGGACGTGGGACTAATCTAACTGGTGTTCCAGTTTCAAAGTTATGTGGATTAGAAGCACCAACACCAGAAGTGTTGATTGTAAATACCGTTGCTCTAGACGCAAAGAGTGAAACACTAGCAGTTTGCTCTTCTCTGTCAACTGATCCCACACCACTGTTAATAACAGTAGTAATGTTACCAATCAAAGTGGTGATAGCATCAGCAGTTCCAGAACACTCAATACCAGGTGTGGTGTCTACCAGCACATCAGGAGTAGGAACAGAACCAGCTGGTCCAACAATTACTGTCTTAGGTAAAGTATCTGCCCACTGACCTTTTTCAAAAGTAAAGTATAAACCAAGTCCGTTAGTATTGGTTTGTTGTGCGTTGATAGTATTACCAAAATCAAGTCTAGAATTTTGAACTCCAATTTCAATTTCAGTGCTACTTACAATTCTCTTAACGAATGCGTTCTCTTGAATTGTAGAAGAAACTTGAGGAGATCCAGGAGTAAGAAGACCATCAACAATATTATTGCTATTATACTCAGCTACTCGCATACCAATTATAATACCGCGAGTATCATTAACTTCAACAATCGCGCTGCCAGCAGTTGTACTACAACCCTCAACCCAAACATCAAAGTTTCTCATGGCAGCAGTTGCTACCTGACCAACATAGTTCCATGCGTCAAGAGTTTCAGTCTTCTCACCATCGATGTAAGTTAGGTTGTTGCCAACATAGTATGCTTCACCTGCCTGTACCGAGTTAATGTTACCACCTAGTCTTAGGTCATTAACAACAGCGTCAACAATATATGAAACGTCACGATAACACTTAGATTGTTCAGCATCTGTAGTAAATCCACCTCTCGTCACAACGGGTAGAGTTGTTAGTGAAGTTACAGAGAAAGCATCATCAGCAATATCAAATAGAGTTTCAATAGATCCACGAACGTTAGCACAATCCCACTCACCTTGATCTAGTGGAGGAAGACTGTCTAGATTACCAGCAGCAGTTGTATCACAAATAATTTCAACTAAAGTATTAACAGTAGATACAACATCAGAACAATTACCTGCTACATATCCACCTGGTTGTGGGAAAACACTACTTGTATTTGGTTGGTTTGGCGCAGTTCTACTAATACCAATTAGATTTCCAACACCAACATCTGTTCCAATTGCTTGAATGATAGTGTCTAGATTACTGGTTGTTGCGTTAATAGCATCAGCACAAGCAGGAGTGTCCCAATCAGTAACAATGTTGTTGTCAATTACCTGAGTTTCTAAGTTAGCAGGTTTGGGAGTAATGGATATGTTTCTGAGAACATCAGCAATAAGGTTTTTAGCAGCAGTAAATACAGCAGCTGCCTCATCACGCTCAGGATCTAGGAATGTTGCCGCAGCAACACCATAACTAACACAGTTATTAGCCGCAGAAACAAATGTATGAGCAGATTGTGGGTTATGTTGTACAGCACCAGCAGCAGCACTTACGAATGTATGTGGAACACCAGCAGCAGATCCAGCATTACCAACATTAACAGTAATAGTAGTTGCTGTTGTTGCTGTAATTGGAATGGACTTACCTGCCAAAGGATCTTGACCAAGACGTGGATAGGTGTGTTGAGTCTGGTTGCTATCTTGATCACAAGTAAAGGTGAATGAATTGTTAGCAAGAATAACACCTTCACTAACACTCAATGAATGATTACCAATGGTGATTTCCATATCACCAGTAGTGGAGTTATATACTGCGTTGGTTGGATTAAAACTCTGGTTAGCACTAGAAGCACCAACATTAACAGTCACTGTAGAAGAATCTACTGTAGTGATTTCCATCCACTGACCAGCATAAGGATCATCAGAACTTGGTGATGCGTGTTGTGTCTGGTTGTTATCCATGGCACATGTAAAGATGACACTTCCAGTATCAACTCTAATGTATCCACCTGTTGTCATATCATGACCAGGAATAGTAAATACCGAAAGACCAGTTGCTGGATCATAAGATACAGAGGTAGGAGTGAAATTCTTCCTCTGCTTACTTAATCCAAAGTAAGGCATTACGTTAGTAACGTAAATCTCAGCAGAATCATAAGTTTTAGCGTTTCCGCCAAACTTAACGTCATACATGACTTCTTCTAAGACATTATAGACATCATCTAAACAGTCTTGCTCAGTATTATCTGCCTGAGGAGTGTAAGAAGGATAGGATTCCTTCATTGTTTCATATGCTTGCTTCGCAATGAACTTCTTATTTGCTAGAACAAGATTATAAGCATCCGCATTCATATCGGATACAATAGGAGGATCTCCTACTTGATCAAGCGTAACCGTAGAATCTTTGTAGTATAGTTGGTTGTTGATTGCTAAGTTGATAGCATCAGCAGCTCTCTTAAATGCTGTGATAGATGGTGATTCTTCTCCAGCAAGACCAGTACTAATTGGTCCACCAAAGCGATTGTAATATGTCTTTGCCATCGCGATGGAATAGGCATTACCACCAAACCAAAGATCTTGTCTTATAGCGTCAACAATATGTCCAATATCTCTTCTACACTTACTCGCACCTGTCAGTAAATCTCTTTCTGTAGGAGTAACATAGTTTGCGTTATTTGAATTAGTAATACTATCATTATTACCGTCACTAATACATTGAGTTACAATTGATGTTAGAGATGCAATGGCATTTTGTACATCAGCACAAGCAGTAGCAACAACATTAGAAACATCACCGTTTCCATCTCCATATATCGACTCACCAGTAGAAACGGTAAGGTCTTGATATCCAGAACTCAATTGGTTAGATACAGCATCTTGTAGATAGTCTCTAGCAGCATTGTATGCGGCAATACTTTGTAGTTCTTCACCCTGTAGTCCACCAGTGATCCATTGACCTGTACCATCAAAGTATTTGTCAATAAACGTTCTGCTCCATAAGTTACCACCAAGGAAAACATCCATCGCTACAGCATCGATGAAATATCCAATATCTCTCTTACACTTATCAGGTCCACCAGGGAAGACGAACGATGGATATAAAGTAGAGACCTGACCAATAGCATAGTTTTGGGCATCCTCTTTGTTTCTTCTAACTAAACGATATGCTGTCTTAAATCTGGATTTAGCAGTTTCAACAGGATCTCCAGGGAAAGAGAAGAATGGAGCTTCATCGTAAACAGCAATTTCAGCAAGAGCATTATCAATGATATACTCTTTGTTTTGTGTAATTAAATTGTATGTGGTCTTATATCTCTTAGCATCTTTAATTGCGAGGTCAATGGTTACACCATTCGTGGTGTCTCCATCATTCTCTGCTTGAGATCCTGTCTTACCAGAAGTAATACTACCACATGGAAGATTACTATAGAAATTATAAGGACTGTCTGCGAAAGGAACAGGATCATATAGATTTGCTTTTACACTTAGCAAGTTAGCTACTGCTTGCTTACATAGATCACGAGCTCTTCTAAATGCCCAAAGTAGATTTTCTTCTTCACCAGCTAATACTCCAGTAAGTGTTGTGTCATTAGCAAAGAATCCTTGTACAGCAGCAACTGTATTATAGTTACCACCATCTCTTAAATCTTCTGCTACAGCATCAACAATAGTGCCAACATCGTTAAAACTAACAGCAGAACCACTAGGACTAAAGACTCCCAAAGAAGCAATAGTCTCATTAATAATATTCTGTCTGTTAGCAATAATTAGATTGCGAGCATCAAAATAACGGTTCGCATTAGGATCTCTTCCAGGATTAACATAAGAAATATCCTGAAGTCTTGGATACTTTTCAATGATATATCCAAAGACTTCCTCTTGGATCATCTTACGGTTGCTTTCAATTAAGTTAGCAGCATCTGCATAGATGTTATTGATAGCAAATCCAGATGGATTTAGAATTTGAGGAGCAGCAATATACTTAACAAAACCAGTTGGTTCTAATGTTGCGTTAAACTCTTCAGTTCCACCAGCAACTGCTGGATCTAGTTTAACATATAGTTTTTCTCCAGACTTAGAACCAAGTCTATACCCACCAATAGATACAGCAGGGCGATTTAGTGGACTGGTAATGTCTTCACTACCAAGGAATAATTTAGTATAGTTGTTAGTATCTTGAGTTGTTCCAGAAATATCAATAGTATAGTATTGAGTTCTCTTGATATTAGCAGCACCACTATCAACTGCTTCAGGTGGAATGATGTCAGTAATGAAACCACCCTTATCTTGGTTAAAGGCGAAACCTTTGAAACCAATAGCATGAAGTGATGTATTACCAAAGTTGGAGTTTGAGTTCGTGATGGACATATCACCACCACTTTCCATTAGGAAGTGATCAGCAAAACCAACAGCGAAGATAGAAACGTTCTGGATGAATGCATCTTCTGATGCTTTAACGTGGAAGGTTCTCCAGTCATCCTTCCAATAAGAATCGCCCTTAGCGTGATAAGGAACAGTCGCAAACGCATCAGTTAGTGATGCTTGGTTCCAGGTGTTAGAATACTCATCATAACGGATGAATGCTCTGTCATCTTTCTGAAGCGAAACGCCCGTATATTGAGCTATGACCATGGATTTGAATCCAGTCGCCTTCAGACCGTTCGCCCAGATGCCACAAATACCCCACGTAGAGCGGATGGATACGTTAAAGACATATGGAGAGGCAGACTCTACACTATCAACTTCAGCGAGTGTCTGAGCGTTCTGACCGAGTGCTGGTGTAGTATCAACACTAACAGTTTGACCAGCAGCAATACCTGTACCAATTGCGCTAACAACTTCAGCAACTTCGTAAGTAAACTTACGTGGGTCATTTTGATCGATATCAATGATTGGGAAGATACCTTCCAAAACACTATCAATATCAGTTCCAGAGATAGCAACAAACTGACCAGCAAAGTATCCGTGGTCTACCTTAGTTGTTACTTCAATCTCAGATGTTGATGCAGGAATGCTAGGAATAGTTGTAGCATCATTAAGTGTCAGTGACTCAATAACTCTAGAGTCAGACAGAGGACCAACAATACGGTTCTCCTGAATTCTAAAGTCAAATTCACCAGGATCATCAATTGTTGGTTGATAATCAGAGAAACCTTTAGCAATCTTTCTATAGAATAGAGACAACTCTTCTGTGTCTGCGTATTCAAATACAGTTAGTTTGTGGTGTGAATAGTTAGGAGCAGTCTTCCTAGTGAAATCATTAGGATCGTAGTATACCTCACCAGTTCCGTCTACAGTATTATAAAGAGGAGACTCAGCAGTAGTCTGACCATCTTTTAAAGTAAACTGCCAGAAGTAACAACCACCTGTTACGTTAAAGATAGCAGAACGAGGAACAGTTACAGAAGCAGGATCGGGAACGTATAGAGGACGAACAACAGTACGGCGAAGGTCATAACCTACGAGAGAAGAACCTCTGGGGATGATAGCACCACCCTCAGTGTTGTTATACTTGTATAAGACGTTATCAGGATTAGAGATATCAAGAATGGAATTATCAGTCCACTCATTATTTGCTTGATCAAAACCAAATGCAGAGATACCACTAGTGTCTACAAGACCAGGACGGTTATCAATGTAGTGAATACCAGGCATCAGCATAATGCTGAACTGGTCAAACCTGTCATTACCAAATCCAGGAAGATACGAATATCTCGCAATCTCTAGAAAAGCACGTTGGATGCTCTTGAATGGTGTTACAGGTGAGTTACCTCTATTAGATAACGCATCTGTAGCGTTGAAATCATCAGGAGAAACATAAAGATACTTACCAGTTTTGCTGCTGATAAGGTTATCCAGACGTGTTAATGGCATGATTAATCTGACCCTGCGGTATATCTTTTATCCTAAGATTTATTTATACACGGGGTCTATACCTATCCTTAAGAATAAGCATTAATGCTATTTCCTTAATACACATGTAAATGTATCCAAATTGTTCTCTATAAGTTGTTCTATACATAACTCCCCTTCCTGGGATCGAACCAGGGACAAATTGATTAACAGTCAACCGCTCTACCGCTGAGCTAAAGAGGAATGAGAGCCAAACACAGGACTTGAACCTGCGACCTGAGCTTTACAAAAGCCCTGCTCTACCAGCTGAGCTAGTTTGGCATTCTAGTAAAATTGAATGGACCGTAATCAGATCCCCATACTTTTTGATGAGTTTCTGAATGAAGACCACGGTCCATTACTTGGTAATTTGTTTCAGTAAGAAGAACTTCGTTATTAACATAAGTTCTGACTCCTCCACGCATTACATAACATTCACAAGTATCATTCTTACCTGTGAATGTCTTTGTTGCTGTCTCCTTAATAATATTATCACATCCCTCTCGGTATGTCAAGAGGTCATCAGTAAGTTTATCAAGGTTATTGCATCCAACAAAGTCTGCTGGTGTTCTGATCTCGTAGTTCTTAAGTCTAAGGTAATCACCTTCATCAACTACATCAATCACAAATTGTCTATAAGGACGATCTAATTGATAGTTGTATGCTTGCTCACCATAGAATCTAGTTTCCCCAATCTTACGATGACTAACACGAATGTGAGCATAACGAGTAGGATGACTTTGTGCTTGACGTTTGTTAGCAAAAGTTCCCTCAAATAATTCAAGAAATGTGTTCATCAGGTAAAACTTCAGGATTAACGATATCTAGATCAAATAATACAGGGTGGCATTCTTCAGCAATTAAGTAATCAGAATACTTGAAGATGTCCTCCATAGTATACTCTTCATTAAGTGCTGCTTCTGCCA